TTGTAGTGGTTGTTGTAGGATATAAAACAGTTATATCTTTAACAATAAAATTACTACATAAATCTGGAAGACAAATTTCATCTTCTGTCCAATCAGCATCTTGTAATAATGGTCTCTTTAAATATGTTGCACCATCACTACCAAAATAATTTAAATCTTCATCAAAATTAACCCCTCGTTTATATGTAAATTTTTGTTTTGTAAATATTGTATTCCTAATTAATAAACCACCTTTACGTTGAATTATAGTAGCAGATAATAATTGATCTACAAAACGTTGAAAAAACGCATTATATTTATTTAAAAATGGATATAAATTACTAAATGTATAACCATTAGTTTGTAGTGGATTATCATCTGGTAATTCTGCCCTTTTTAAATATGTTTCATATAATTTTAATATTGTTGGATACCAACCACCTTTAAAATCTGTTATAATTTTTCTATTTGAAGCATTTACCATTTTTCTTTCAACTAATTCCAGAAATTCTAAAAATGATAAATCAGATATATCTCCCAATCCAAATTCATCATTGATTATTGCATTAAATACAATATCATTCCCCACTAAATAATACGCACTAATAACTGTACCTAAATTAATTCCAGCAGGTAAATATAATTCATAGGGATTATTTGGATTTAATGTATAATCTACATTTGGTTCTAAAGAAATACCATCTATTAATATTTTTACATTCTTTGGATCATTAATTTTATAATTTAATCTAAGAACGGTTTTATTTGCTTGAACATTAAAATATACTTTACCACTTGTTAAACTATCTACTCTAATAATCTCACTCCTTGCATTGACAATATCATTTTGATTCGCATGAACCATTGCAATCTGAGTATAAGGATTGGTTAAAAAATATGATATTAATGTTGGATTTTGAATTATAATTTTTTGAGGATTATTCGGGTCAATAACATAATCTGCAACAAATTGTGATGTTCCTTTTGTTGCTGCTACACCGTTTATAGTTAATTGTACATCTCCAGCAGGTACTTCTGGTAACATAATTTCAGTACCAGATGCATTTGGAACAACTCTTGATACAATATATGTTACAGTTAACCCACTAATTGGATTATTTGTATTTCCACTATATAAATATGTAACATGTACAACATCTCTATCATTATTATTGTTTCTGGCTACACCACCCTTTAATGTTAATGTATTACCAACAATAGTATAATCATTTTCTGTATTCCCTGTAGTTGTGCCACCAGTTATTGTATATTTTTTATCGGTATTTAATAATATCCCATTAAATCGTACTTCAAAATCACCCTCATGAGATACAGGTAAAGTAAATGTTTTTCCAGTTGGATTTGGAACTCCTAATGATAAATTTACGAAGGAATATGGCATTGTAAAACCACTTGAATTTGCTGGATAATCAACATCTCTAATATATCTATATACATCATATTCAATACCTCTTGAAGTATCAAGAGAAATATCTACTTCTTTAGTATTTAACACCAATTTACTATCTAATTGATAATACGTAGGACTTGAATAATGATATCTATATGTTGATCCTGTTTGATTCCAAGATTTTTTATTATCAACTTGAGTCATTAAATTGAAACCAACGTTACGGAAATTATTCATATATTCCTGACCACTATCTGTATCACCAGATATTTGAAAATAAAAATCTGAAGTTTCTACAGGTGCAATTGGATAACCATTTTCATTATAAGGTAATGATGCCGATGGTAAATCATCAAGAGTTAATGCTACTGTGCGAGGATCAATTCTACCATCAACAGTATATACATATTCAGTAATATTTATAAAAGGTTCAGGAATACCAATTAATAAAAACATTGATTTAATTGCATCCCTTGTTCCTTTTGATTTCCAAAAATAATTAGTGTTAATTAATATTCTTCTCCATAATTCAATGTCAACTTCTGCAGGAGTTAAATCTTCATCAGTTTTTCTTTCAGGTTCACCTAATTCAAGTACCTTATCAACTAATTCTTCTTCTTTTACCAATTGGAAATGATCCCAACCAAATGTCCTTGCAAGATTACTAACAATTTGATCTGGTAAGTTTTTCTTCTTATCATATGTAACTTTATTTACATAAACTAATGAATCTATAAATTGTTTCAATTGGTCAAATTCTGCTCCATAAATTTTAAGTAACTTACCCATTTTCTTATCATTGGTCAAATCATAAGTTTGTAATGATGCTGGTGTTAAGAATCTTGCAATTAAATCAGTTTTAATTTGATCATATTTTGAACCAATTGAAAGAACAATATCCAAAAATTTATTATAATTTGGAGTATCTATATCAACATTATAACCATCTGCAGTTTCCCATGTTAAATCTCTATCACTGTAATTAATTTGACCATTATCAAGTAAAATAGGGTCTTTTAAGATAAACTGAAATCCAACTGTACTATTTCTATTAGATACAATATATTTTTCATATTCACCTAATTGAAGTCTAAAATCTTCAAATTGTCTTGTATTTGGTTTTAAATGAATATCAAATCTTCCTACTGTAGTTCCACCAGTTACTTCCGGGAAAGGATTTCCAACACATTCTACCATTAAATATGGTCTACCAGTGGTATCACCAGTAAATCCAATTATAATATGACTATTATCATCTTCATTTGATGCCGACCATACTACATATTTAAAATATGAAATATTTAAATTTTTTAATTCATTATCTTCCGGTATACTTTGATTACCTTCATTATATACCAAACCAAATTTATTAACAGTATATTGTGATGGGATTTTAAATCGTGTAATATTCTCAACAGGATTAAAACTGAAATCATAAAAAGTAACATTTCCACCTCTATCAATTTGAGAATCTACAAATAAACTTCCCGGATATTTAACAATAATATTTTGAATTGATACCCTTAAAAATTCATATGCAGACCCAAATTTAGTAAATGTATTTAAATCTGATCTATCTAAATTTAATACTGCATTTTGTGTTTTTACTACAATATCTTCAGATTCAACTTCAGTTAAATTTAATGTTTCTAATGTAATTGGTGTTACAAATGTACTTAATTCATTACTAAAATCAATTGGAGTTCTTCCATCGAAATTAGAGGTCATTTTAAATTCACCGAATTGAAAAATTGTTTGTGATGTAGTATTATCAAAACTATCACCATTTAAATTTTGATCAAGATTATTATTAATTACTTTTATTTTTGCCACAATCTTTTTGTTTAAATATAAATACGTAAATAAAATTATAATATTTCAGATAATTTTTCATCAACATCCATCCAATATGATATTCTAATAAGAATAAAATGATTACTTATAGCAAAATTATTTTTTATATCATCATTCATTTTAATTTGATTAAATCCATCTTCACCACCGAAATATTCCTTTATTTGAAAATGTTGTATTCCATCATATTCAATTAAAATATTATAATCTGGTAAATAAAAATCAAAGGATAATAATTTTTTATTTTTACAATTTAAAAATTTTTTTTCAGGTATATAATTTATTTTTTTATTTTCCAAAAATAATCTTATTTTTTTTTCACCGTTTGATTCATAACATTTAGGACATGATTGTCCCCGAAGATGATCATTTGGTCTTTGTTCAAAAATACCATGTTTTGGACAAATTATTTTTACTTTTGTTTTAGAATTTTTATAATGGGTTAATGAATAATCATATACATTATTATGTATATGATTCGCAATATTTATAAACTCTTCTGTGTTTTTTTTTAATTTACCATAACATTTAGGACAACGTTGTCCCTGAAGATGATTATTTGGTCTTTGTTCAAAAATACCATGTTTTGGACAAATTATTTTTACTTTTGTTTTATTATCAATATATTTTACTAATGAATAATCATATTTATTAGTATGTTTACTTATTGCTTTATTAATGAATTTTTTGGAATTTAATGTTTTTTCTTTTTTTTGTTTTAATATATTACATTTAGGACAACCACTACCACTTAAATGATCATTTGGTCTTTGTTCAAAAATACCATGTTTTGGACAAATTATTTTTACTTTTGTTTTAGAATTTTTATAATCAACTAAAGAATAATTATATTTATTATTGTGAATATTATTTGCTTTAGTAATAAAATTTATATTTGTCATTTTTTTCACAAATATAAATACTCATAAATTTCTAAAAATCAGTAATCTCTTCGAAATTTTGAGTTTCATCAATATTTTCTCTTCTCTCCTTATCTTCAAACAATGATACATCACCAACATCATCTTTAATTTCATATAAATCAAATTGTCTCGTAATTTCTCTATTTTTATCAAAATATGTTAAAATTCCATTGTTAACATCTTTTATTTGTTCACCACCTACCAGATCAGCAATTGTATCTAATGTATTTTCCACTAAATCAACTTCCACTGCTAAAGGTGTAAAATCTGTATTAGATATTAAGATTGTTTGTCCCGGATTTCCAATAAATGGTTGTACATTAGGTTTTACATCAAATGAACTACTTGGTGTTAATTGTAAAAATAACAATGTACCAGAATCATCAAATCTATATCGAATTGCTCTTTGTGAAGTTGTACCTACATTCTGACTTACTGGTACAACTTTATTGGCTGAAACAACATATCGTGATACATTTCTTAATTTAGTACCATCATCATTGATATATTCAATTTTATAACCTTGTAAAGCATTATTTGCTCTTAATTTAACTGGTAATAATGTTGAATCTAATACGATACCTTTAACAGATGGTAATGAAGATAAAACACTACAATCAACAATAACAGTATATTCTACTTTTGGTCTTAAATATATTGTATATATACCAAGTTGGTTAAATATAGATGCAGGTAATGTTAAATTATACAATCCTTCTAAAATATTTTCATTACCATCAATTTGTTCATCTTCAGGTAAAAAATTATATGATAAAACATCAGATGCATTTAATTTTAAAACTTCATCACTACTTGTTTCACGATTTGGGATGTATGTATAATACATTTCAATATCATCTATTGCTACATCCGCAGGTCTTATAGTCCCATATGTTCCAACACTCACTTTTTTAATATTTTTTTATTATAAAATTATTTTTATCTTCCACAATAATTTCTACTGGTAGTACATTTTCATTTACCCATTTTATTTTTTTTAATTGTGTTTGATCAAATTTATTACTCCATCTATTTTTTTAATTCCTAATAAAATATCAAAGGTATATTTTGATTTAATTTCTACATATTTTTCATCATATTTAAAATCTGGATAATATGCACCATATGGTGTTTTTATATATGTACAATTTAGGGGCAATTGTTTTTTATTTTGAATTAAATGTTCAATATATTTTTTTTCTGAAGTTCCTTGACATTTTAATCCTTTTACTACATAAAATTTACATACACCACCCGTTTGTTTCCTTTTTCCAGATAAAATCAGATTCCTTTGACCTTTTTTCATATTTTCAATTATTTGTGGTGTTATTACTCTTTTTGTTAAAGAAATAGATGCTGCTTCTGATTTTGTTCTTCTATAATTCACTGACGATAAATATTTATCGATAAATGATTTTTTTAAATTGAGTATTTCACTAATCTCCTGAAGTGTTTTATTTTCAATTAAATATAAATTTTTAATGTCACTTATTTGTTTCTCAGTTAATATAATTTTTTTTCCATTACTTTGACCTTTTCTTAAAATACCCGATTCCCTTAAAATACGATTTATTGGTTTTTTACTTAATCCATATAATTTTCCAATATTTTCACAACTCCATTTTTCATTCAAATATAAATTAATAATATTTTCTATTTGTTTTTCATTTAAATCAATTTTAGTCATTTTTTTATGAATTTGTTACAATATTAAAAAATTTACCTCCAGCATATGAAGTTAAATCAACTAAACCATTAACTTCACCTAATTTATAATTCTTTTCAAAAACAGATAATTGCTGTCTAACTATAAATACATCATTATCAATTTTTGGGTTTTGAACAACATTACTTTTATTTGGGTCTTTAATAATTGGGAGATCAACAAAATCTAGTGAACTATAACCTTGACCTTCAAAACTAATTATTGTTTTACTTTCACCACCCGCAATAATATCGGTAAAAGTTATACCACCAACATAGTACACTATTCTTTGGGGTGTTGATTGAATATCCGATAAATCTTCATTAACCCCATCCGAACCACTACTTGAAGATAAAAAATATTGTTCAAAAAAATCACCACTTTTAGTATATTTTTTTAATTCAACTAATCTACTTTTCGATTCTCCAGTTATTGTCATTTTTTAATTAATAAATTTATTTTTTGTAAATAATTTTCAAATAATATTTCAGATATATTTTTTAATCTAATGTATATGTCTGAAACTTCAACTTTTTCTAAAGAATGAATATTTATTTTTGAATCAATAATATATTCATCTTTAAATCTAACAAAAGATTTAAAAAAATGATTTTCATCTAATAATAAATATGTATCTTTTTGTATTTTATCAATATTTTTTTTAAAATCATGAATAGAATTACCATACATAATTTTAATTTTAAATGGTAGTATTGATAAAATTGACATTCCTTCAAAATCTGTGTATATTATTATATCATCATGAACATAGGAATATGTTGTTAATAAACTATACAATAATTTTATCAAATAATCACTTAATTCAATATTTGAAATAGTTTTTCTTATTTTTTCTAATGGTACAGAATAAATTACATTCATATTATTGTTTAATTAATTCATTATATATCATTCTTTTTCTTAAATATTTTAATGTTCTTTTTGTTAATGGTGATGTAATTAACCAATGATCAATGGTTTCTTTTAATTGTAATAATCTACAATTACTATTAACATATACCAATTTATGTCCATTTAATATAAATTCTTCTGTCTCCACGGATTCAAAATCTTCTTTATTTTCAATTAAAAAAAGGTCCATATGTAATGTTGAATCAATTTCTAAACAATAATGAGGTGTTGCTACCTTGGCAGTAGGAGTAATTAATTTTTCACTTGGTATATCTATATATCTAACATTTGAATCAAGTAAATATGATATTTCACTAATTAATGAAAGATCAGAAATATATATATCGATATCTTTAACATTAATATCAATATTATTTTTTTGAAAATTGATATGATCTGCTATACTTCCGCAAAAGATTATACCTTCCTCAATATTTTCAATTAATTTTAAAACATTTTCATTTATTTTATCACTCCAAGTCATTATAAATTATTAATTAATAATTCAAGGTTTTTATGTTTAAAATATTGAATATTAGCATTGGTTATTGATTCTTCAAATTTTTTAATATATTCTATATATTGTGGATATTTTTCAAAAATGTTATTTCTAATTAACATTATAAAATAATCAACAAATTTATTACCACTTAATAAGTGAGTATATCCAAGTTTATTTCCGACTTCATTAAAACCATATTTTTCAATTAAATTATGTGGTAAAACCTCATGCACTTTCATATTTTTTAAAATTGATGAATGATATATATTAAATTGTTCAAATAACATTGTTTGATGATTTACTTCTTTAAATTCATTTTGATTCATCAAATCATTCATTTTTTTTCCATTTTTTATATAATATTTTAAAAAATCTAAATTTCTAAAACCAACAACTCCATTATTATAACCAAGATTTCCATTATATTTTAACAATAAATCATTTTGTTTAATGTCAATTAAATTATACTTGATTAATTTTTCAATATTATTTCTATAAAATTTACCATAAACATGAATTGAAATATCAATTGATTGCACAATTAGATCATCATTATTGTTAATGAATTTTTTAAGTAAATCATTGAAAAGAAAAACATCTCCATCAAGATGTATGAAAGGTTCTTTTTGTAATGCAAAAACATGAAATTTTAATAATCCCCATTCATTTCTATAATTATTCGCATTAATATGATTAATTTCATCAAAAACAACATCATCATATGGAATAAATTTTAGAATTTTATCATATGCATACGAATTACAATATACTGTGACATTTCCATATATTTTTTTTAATCTAATATAACTAAATAATAACGAGTAAAAATTTATTAAAAAATTATCATTATCTGAATTATTTAAATAACAAATTTTTTTGTCTATTTGATAAAATGATTGTATTATCTTCATGTTAAATTATTTATACCAATTGGGGTAAAAGTTACTTCGTTTGAACCATCTCCATAATAAACTTCATAATCACCACCATAATCTTCAAAACCATCGAAAAATCCTAAATCAACCGCTTTTGAGGTCAATAATAATGTCATATGATACTTTGCACTAAGATCAGGAATAATTACTCTACAAGTACCTGTACAAGTTTCAGTAAATCCAGTTGTTAATGCTTGTTTTATGGTCTTTTTAATTAATTCCATTATACATTAGTAATTTTTTTTCTTAAAAATACTCTAATATCTTTTTCCGGATATTTAATTTCAAACATTGAATCTGTCGTAGAATAAATTGTATTATTTACTTTTCTAATTTCTCCAGTATTCACATTTAAAATTTCTTGAGGGGTTGCATTGTTTGAATACTCACCACCTACTTTATTATATACTTTTATTTCAATAACATTTATAACACCATTTACTTGAGATAATTCATTTTCTAAATCAGTCAAAAATAAATCAGTATTCATCTCATAATCATTAATGTCAAGGAAATTTTGTACTGTTGTTATAACATTATTTGCTATTTCAGTATCGGATATATTACTAACATATAAATCAATATCAAATGCTAAATTAAATATTTTACCATCTTTCACTTCAACATAATCATTAATCATTCTAAATCCAGTAAGATATTCGGTTAAATTATCTTTCAATAATGTATTACTTGTATTAGATAATTTACCATCAGAACCAATACCAAGAATAGGAATTACAATTTTATTATTTTCTTTATAGGCATTCGCTTTGAATGGTGAACCAAATTTCCCCGGCATTTTATATACTTGAAATAAGTAATCATTTAATGTAACATCTCTACTTTGAGATGAAAAATTATATTTAATTAATTGTCTAATTTGTTCAGTACTTAATCCATCATTACCCCCGATTGCAGGTATTGGATTAGTTGTAGATAAACTACGTTGTACTGCTTGATTAAAATCTTGTCTTGAACCAGCAACTCTTAATTGAAATGCACCTAATTGTGTTAAAGTATTAGCACCTAAATTTGTATTAATACCACCACCAGTTCTATATCGAATAAATAATGTATGATTAACTTTCAATTGTTCCCCTAATGCCGTATTATTTAAGAAGTTATCTAAAAATTGTCTATTAGTAACACCCTCTTTTAAAAATCCTTCTTCAAATGGTTGAGATTCTGCATCTCCAGACCCAAAAGTTATTTTACAAAAACCATTAGGAGTATATTCTTTATAGAATTTTTTTGTTATATCAATCCATCTTGCAGCTTTTAAACCATCTTCATTTTGTTGCGTACCACTATTAACTCCTGCATTCGGATTTTCAACAAAAACTCTTTGCTGTGCAAGATAATCTACTTCATAATATCTATTTTCATCATTATAAAATTCTGCTACTGCAGGATTACTACTATAATTCGTTCCCTCTAACAAAATAATACTATCAATTTCAATTACATCTGGATCAGGCAACGTTATTGGAAAAAATGGTCTAACGTCATTAGCTGTAATTACTCTTTTAAAAATACTTGTAGAACCATTAATTACTACTTCCCTTTTAGTAACATTATAACTTACAACAATTCCATTCGAATCCAAATTTGGTATAATTGATCTATTTGGATCACCTAAACTACTTATGGGAGAACTCCAATCTATAATTTCTTGAGTTTCAAATACTTTACCACCTCCAAGAACTTGTGCTCCCGGAGATAATACTGGATAATATGCTTCATCTGGTCTATCACCATTAACAGGGACTGTTACAGTAAAATCTACAACAGTAACTGATGGTCTTCGTGCAGGAATATTGAAACCTAAATTTTTTGCAATATTTAAAATATTATTTCTTTGTTGAGCATATTCTAATTGAGTTTCTTGAAATGCTCTATCAGTATTAACAGATAAATTATTACCAACACCTGCATTTAAATCAATCATTACTGCCCCAATACTTGAATCAGTAAAATCACTTAAAACTTCAGGATATTGTTGTCTAATTAATTCAATCAAATCTGTTTTTATTTGACTAAATGTTCTGTTACCATATTGAACCGGGTTTGTTGTATTTGTTGCCATATATTAATTTTAAAAATTTAAATCTAATTCACCATTTTCACTAAATGCATCTTCAGAATATGTAAATTCAATATGTACATTTAGTTGATTTTCTGAAATTGAATTTCCCTGATCATCAACTAATCTATTAAATTGAACAGATTTTATTTTTAAACTTGGGATGTATAACGAAACAGTATTTTTAATGTCTTGTTCTACCTCTTGTGCTGTTAAATCATCATTCGGTTCAAAAATGTATTTCAATAGATTAGTACCATAATTAGGATTATAATATCTCTCTCCTTTTTCGGTTAATAATAGCAATAATAAATCTGAAACAAAAGCATCTTTTGTAATTTGATTTAATTGAAAATATGTATTTTTATCATTATCATCCCTAAGGGGAAATCTTACATTATAACTTTTCATTATGAAACATTTTCTATAAATACTTCTTAAGAAAAAATCCCCTTAAAATGAGGGGATTTTACTTTCCTTTAAAATGATTTTTTAAATTTCTTTTTAGTCTTTTTAGCTGCTTTTTCTTCATCTTCTCTTTGTTTTTTTGCATCATACAAAGATTTGATAGATTCTTTTAATGTAATAATTTCTTCATGACCAAATTTTTCTAAAACACCACGATAGGTAGCAAAATTTGGTTTTTCATAATTAATTGCATCTTGTTCCGAAACAGTTACACCTGCAAGACATTCAGTAATAAGAATTTTCTGATAATTTTCTTCAAGTTGTTCAAATATTTCTTCATTAATGATTATCACAAAATTTAAACCATCTGTCAAACTTTCAACTAAATCATTCATTTTTCTAATAGAATAAATGTCTTTTTGTTTGTCATTTGCTCTCAATTCAAATTCAACCCAATGTGGAATTGCTGTTGTTTCTAAAATTCCATCGAACATTTCCTGAACGTAATCAGATACTTTTTGATACTTACTCATTTTTAATTTACTCTTTTTCGTTAAACTTATATTTATTTCTCAATTCATTTATTTTTTCAAATAAATCCTTAAATTTTTCATCTTCAGAATCAAATTGTTTTTCTTGTTTTGAAATAAAAATTTCAAAATCAACAATTTTTTGATCAAGTTCATCTTCCAAATTCATTAATGTTGCAATTGTTGCATACATAATTTCTTCTTTAGCTCTATCCCTCATTTTTTCTTCATATTCTGATTTTAAATCAGTGATTTCATCTTGATCTACTTTTTTAACACCAGCAACTTCAATTTTTTCATCAATAGATTTTTTAATATCTTCTATTGATTTGTTATTTTTAAATGAATCTGCTTTTTCGTTAATTTCATTAATTTTCTTTGCTGCATCTGAATTAAATTCACCACTTTCTACAGCATCTTTTAAATTATTTAAAAAGTCACTACCACCCATAATATATTTTTTTTAATTAAAATTTATTGTTTCCATTTCAACACAATGAAATTTTAAAACTAAAAAATCATCATGTTCAATTTTTTTAGTATATTCTTTTACTTTAAAACCAATTAATTCACCATATTGTTCTTTAAAAAAGACTTCATTAATATCAATAATTTCTTTAAAAATTTCTGAATTTTCATCAAAATTTTGAAGTTTATATTTTTTTGGTATAAAGAATTCTAATTGTCTATGATCAAAACCAATTTTTTTAATGTGTAAATGTTTGGTTAATTGTTCAATTTTATTTAAAGTATTTTCATTTGTTCTTGAAATCTGTAAAGGAAATTCCAAAGTTTTTGATTTATTATTTAAATCATTTAAATTAAATTTGCTGTCAACAACATCATCAATTTTAGATAAACCAACCTCAATTGGATTATTATCAAAAATTTTTAATAATTCATAGTCATCATCTTTTGTTCTTCTTTCGAGCATTTCTTCTTCAATAACTTCTCCAATGGTTTTACCAGAATTTTTATGTTTTTCATCAAAAAAACTAACACTTGCTATAATTCTACCATGTTCATCTTTCATCCCCCATTTATCTGCAGCAATAGATTTTTTATGTTTATCAGCATTATTCTTAAATTGATCTGCTTTTCTTAATAAATCATAATATTCCCTAACATATTTTTCATCTCTTTGACCAGCATAAAATTTTTCAATTAATTTATTATGATGTAATTTTCGAGTTACTTTTTTATCATTCTCATTTAAATCATCTGGATTCGCTTTTAAAATTTCAATCTCAGTATTGCGTAATGCAATACTAATCATGATAATTAAACTATGAAGACGAATAAATATTTTAAGGAATAATTTTTTTAAATAATATAGCATTTTAACAATTTAGTTTACTTCTAAAGTTTTTAAAACTACAGAATTATAAAATTCTGAACGTTTCTTAGTAACATCTTCTAAGTTATATTTAACTTTAAAATCTTCATATAATTGTTCACCTAAACGTTTTCTTAGATCAGCATCTAATATTAATTGTTTAAGATATTTTTTCCAATATTTATGAGCATTTTTCTTATTTGGGATGAGAATACAATTTTCCATATGTTTACCATCCACATTATATGGTGGAATATCTGTACAAACAATTGGTAATTTTCTGGTCCAACATTCTACTTGTTTTAAGTTAGATTTCATAGTATTAAATTCATTATCCGCTAAAGGTGCAATAACAATATCAGTTTCATTTAAGGTTGTTGCATATGTATTAGCTTTTTGAGTCCATCTACGTGCAAAATTACCCTCATCTTCATATTTTATATCACGTTCAAAATTCATTAACCAATCATAATAATCTTTATTCTCAATTATTTTATGATTATTAGTTAATATTTTTTCATATGCAAAATAAACAGATTCTTCTGATTTAATATCTCTTTTATTTTCACTAAAAACTTTACCTCTAAATCTGTCTTTTAAATCTTGAGGCAAATTAGGTAATAAATCAACATTTCCTCGTGTTCTATTAATTGCTTTAACCATATTTTGATTCCAAAGACCTCTCATTTGTAGTTCTGAACCAAAATCTTGATTGAAATTAACCTCAGTAGTACTTCCTTCGGTATCCCATCCAGCAATTATTATTTTAAATTTATCTTTAAGTTGTGGATCAGTACCTAATACACTTATCACTGTATCCAATTGTTCAACATCTCCCATGTGGGAATTACCACACCAATAACTTTTACCATTTCTTCTAACATAAATAATATGATTTGATACTGTAACACAATAGATATTACCATTATATCTTTTTTTACTAATATTTTTATTCGGTAATGTTGGTGTTAAATTGTTTTTCACACCCTTCCCATAAAAATTAATATCATAACTATCATATCTTTGATTAATTAATCTGCCCTTAATATATCTATCACCCTTACGAATACCTCTATTCGTAATAGTTGCAGATAAACCGATTTTTAATGCAACTTCATTTAAATTATTTGCTAATTTTTTTGATGATGTATATGCAGTAATTCTACCAGATTTACGAATATGACCATCAGCATTTAAATAATATGATAAAAATATTTCTAATTTTTCTTTTGATAAATTTAATATATTTTTAGGTATATATTTTTCGACTGCACCACCTCTACCAATTTCATATAAAAAATTATATATTTGAATACTAAAAATTCTTAATATATTTCCATTTTTACTAAAAGCCGTATTGATACCATATTTATCAAATATTTTTTTAATTTCATTCATACTATCAACACCAACCCTTTTATATCCACAAATACCAATTTGTTTTGTTCCATCATTGGTTATCCAACCATCTCCAATCCAAAACCCCAAAAACTTTAACCAATCATCCATTTCAATTTTAATTTCACCACATTTATCTTTATATTGATTCATTGTAATATGTTCAGGTATTATAATATAATCTTCATCATTACCATTCCAAACACAATTCTTTTTAAATGTTAAATCAAATTTGTCAATATTTTCCATTTTATTTAATTTAAAATCAAACGATTTCTTTCTATTTAAATGTTTAGATGTGTGTACAAACATATTATGATTCGGTGTTACTGCAAAATCAATTATAGAATTTTTACCATAATACATATCACCAGAATACAGTTCATCAATATAGTTTGTGGGTTTTTGATATTCAAATTGATTAGTATTAGGATTTAACGTTGCAACATGTTCGTTTCTATTTAAATCTTTAAATAATTTCCAACCATCATCAGTCAAAATTTCAGTTTGATCATCATAACAAGAACCTGCCATATATGTAATTCTTACTCGACCATCTGAATCAGGTTTCCACTTATCTTGAAATTGTTTCATCCATTTAGGATCAATTGAATTATAAAACACATTTACATTATCTGTTCCAGTAATTTCTCTAATCTTACTTGCAAATAATTCAGTTGTTGTTGTCACATAATCAGCAATTTTAAGATTTTCAATTATTGGTACATGTAATTTTCTCTCTTTACTTAAAGAATAAAATGGATGTTTTGGATGTAAAAGCCAATAGTCATCAATATCCATGATTAAAATTGTTCCATTTTTCTTTAATTCTTGAGCTAAATCATACATTTTCTTAGTATCAGTTAAAAACTGTCTATGATAATGAATAATATGAAATGTTTTTAAATATTCAATAATATTTGGATCATTAAAATCTAATTGAGGATTAATTTCAACATGAAATTCATCTGAATGATTTCTTTCTAATTCCATTGCTGGTGTTAATGTTCTAAAGTAATTTACACCTGCACCATCTAAATTGTAAAATAAAATTCTTGTCTTTCCTTCCATATATTTTATAATTTTTTATATTTTATTATAAATACACGAATTTATGTAAAAGTATTCAAACATCATAGGTTTTTTAAACTAAAAATAAAAAAAGTCAACAAATTGTTGACTTTCAATTAAATAAAAAATAAATTATTATTCTTTATCATCTATTTTTTTGTAGTGGTAGTCGTTGTAGTTGGTTTTCTACCCCTTTTTCTCGTTGTTGTTGTAGTTGTAACTTCTTTCTTTTTTTCAACTTTCTTAGGTTTATTAGCATTTTTAATTTTATTAAATTCTTTTGGAGATACTTCTTCAATGCTAATTAATTTTTTCACCCTATATTTATGCAATGATAAAGGTAAAGTTGGTGAAGTAAAATATATTACTTCATTTGGCTTTAAATTTATAGATTTTTTTTCCATTTCATCAACATAATCAATTTTTAAAACAGAATTAAAATTAGCATTTCTTTTCCCAAGAGTGTTTGTTATATTTGTTATTCTATATGTGTTCATTATATTAAAATTAAATCAAATTATTTTAAACCTTGTATCATTTTATCACCATATTTAATACCATCATATCCCAATTTTTGTGCTTTTTCAGCAATTGCTTTGTTTTTCAAATCCACTGGTGAATGATTAAATGGTGCACTTAAATTTTCAAAATCAGTGTTTGGAAACCACATTTTAGATAATACATCCACAGGGTTTTGATCAGCAAATTCAAGACCTAATTCATTAGTATCCAACATATTTTCAAATTCTATTTCATATTTGTCATACCCATTAATTGGTTGTAAAATAAAAAAATTGCCTACAACAGAATTTTCCATAATTGGTTTTTGTCTGTATGCTATTACCTTACACCCATCACCTTTAGGCATTTCTGCAGCTTCTAATGAAGCTAAAAATTCATTAGTACTAATTCCATCATCAGAATTATTATCAGAATTTATTGTATCTTGTAATACAACTTCTTCCATTTTTTGTTGTTCTACATATTCATAAATATCTTGAATTTTATTTAAAACTCTGGCACTATCCTTACCATTTAAATCGATTTTTACACATTTAATTGGTTTATTTTCCATTAATGCTTTTATATATCTATGATGACCATCAATAACTTCATCATCTTTTGAAACCCAAATTGGATTCATATTTTCAATATCAATTTCATTAATTTCATCTGAAAATACAATTCCTTGCATAGGTTTTAATTCATCTGGACCAATATTTAATAATTCACAATCGATTCCCTCTGCTTCTAATTGTTCCATTACAACTTCAACAGGAGCACCAACTTGTGGTAAAAAATACGGTTTATATCTCATATCTATCATTATCAGACTTTTTTATAAATACTATGAAAATAATTTTAATAATTCATCTAATATTATTGATTCAAGTAATGAAATATTACCATTATTTACATAATGAATGTTATATCTAATGTGTTCAGGTAATTCTTCTTTAATTTTTGTTAATTCAAAAATTTTATGCTCTTTTTTATTAGCAAAATCATCATACACATCAATTTGTTCCAAATCCGGATTATATATTGCTGTTTTTAATAAGATATCACCTTTATCTTCTTTTCCTGATTTTAATAAAATATCATCTACATGAATATTATTTATTTTAAGAACATTTTCAACTTCTGGTTTTAATTTTTCAGTTCTTGAAGTTAAAATAATTACATGTGTATCTTTATCAGAATTATCTTTATTTAATTGTTTTAATATTGATGGAAATGGTTTAATATCAAAAATAGTAGTATCAAGACTTTCTTTTTTATCCCACCATCCTTTATGTGGGAAATCTTGACCAGTTTTTTCTTTCCACATTTTTTTGCCAACCTCTTCTTGAGGAGACTGAATTAATGTCCCATCAAAATCGTATACTGCTAATTTTTTCATTTATTCATTAAAATTAAGAGGCACTTCTTGTACCGTTCCAGTTAATAATAAAGGTCTTTTTAATTTTTTCCAATTAGTTAAATCATGTGACATTCTTGGTTTACCACCTGCTTC